AGATCCTAGGCATTGACTTAGAACCACTAATGGTTATAGATACTATGGCACTTTCTTGGTACTTAAATATATCAAGGGAACAACATGGGTTAGATACCTTCCTAGAGGACTACGGAATAGCCAAACCTAAAGTAGGGGATGCTGAATGGGTAAAGCCGATAAGAGGTATTAAGGTTTCTACAAGAAACGAAGGTAAAGGTAAAGAACGTAAAAAGGTATTAGTATACAAATATATAAACGAAGATTTGTTTGACCTGCCAGATAACTATGAGGAGTATGGAATTAACTATCCTTCCTTAGATAAGGAATTGATAGCAAGTACTGAACCAGAAGAAGATTACAATCAAAGAGTCAATCAACATCAAGATCTAATGAACTTTAGGTGTAGTGAAGATGTGAAGATAAACCTAGCCTTATGGCAGGACTTTATGAAAAGACTGTATGAGATCTATAGCATCACTAAAAGTTGTATAGACTCTGGTAAGGTTAACCCTAAACGTATGGACACCAATGAAACTACATACTTAGATCGTTATGTGAACAACTCTTCAATTGATGAGTATATAGAACGTTGCCTTACTTTCCTGATGTTCAAGATGGACTGTGCAAGGCTCCAAGAAAAGACAAGATGGAAGGCTGATGTAGAGTATTTGGATAACACTTTCAGAGAGCTTTCAGAACGTATTAATGAGGCAAAAAGTACTTTAGAGGGGGTTATGCCACCAGTACCTAAATACTCTCCTCGAAAGAGACCTAAAGGAGACCCCTACAAAAAAGACGGTACGCCTAAAGTAACTACTGTAAAATGGAACAACACTGTAGAGCAGTTCGGCAAAAAAGACCAGTACGGTAATGAAATGGTACTACTTACTGATGATCCTGATGTAGTAAAACTACTTACCAAGTATGAGAATCCAAACGCAAACTCTACAGACCAACTTAAGAAATTCTTCTTTTCTTATGGATGGGTGCCTGAAACTTTTGAGTTTGTTAAAGACAAGGAAGCCCAAGAAAAATGGGTACAAAGTGGTTTTAAAAAGGAACTCAAACCAAAACCACGTAAGATTCCCCAGATAAGCCGAAATGGTGATAACGGTAAGGAGTTGTGTCCTTCTATTGTCAGGTTGTCTGAAGAAGTCCCAGAAGTTATGGCATATGACTCTTACACTACAATTAAACATAGGCTTGATATAGTTAAGGGGTTTAAAAGGGACATGTCTGAAGATGGATACTTAAAGGCTAGAATTGGAGGATTTACTAACACCTTAAGAGTCAAACACAGGGAATGTGTAAATCTACCCGCAGTCGATAAACCTTATGGTGAAAATGTAAGAGGGGCATTAACCTGTGATGAGGGTGAAGTACTTCTTGGTAGTGATTTATCATCGTTAGAGGATAGAACCAAGCACCATTTCATGTTACCACACGACCCTAAGTATGTTGAGACCATGTTGGCAGATGACTACGACCCTCATATCCTTACGGCACACTCGGCAAAAATGGTTACTGATGAAGAACTTACAGGCTTTAAGGCAGGTACTTTGTCCGGAGACGTTAAAGATGCAGTAAGTAAGGCACGTAAAGGAGGTAAGTGTACCAACTACGCCAGCGTTTATGGTGGTTCACCCGAAGCCATTGCCAGATCTGCAGGTATTGACATCAATCTTGCAAAACAGCTACATAGAGGTTACTGGGAGCTTAACTGGAGTGTCAAAGCAATAGCAGATGAACAATGTGTTTTTGAGGACTCACGTAAACAAAAATGGCTAATTAACCCTGTAAATGGAATCGCATACTCTCTACGTACAGAAAAAGATAGATTTTCTACCTTGTGTCAGGGTACTGGTAGTTTCTTTTTTGATATGTGGGTGGATCGTATACTAACCGTCATGAAATCAAAGTTTGGACGTAAGACTTTGACAGGTAGTTTCCACGATGAGGTAATTATTTGCTACAAAGATTCACCTAGAGGTAGGGAAGTAGTTACTAAAATTATAAACGATGCTATTGATTGGGTAAGTGCCAAATTTATGCTTCGCCGTAGTTTAGGATGTGATGTCCAGCATGGTAAAAGGTATAGCGATATTCACTAGGTTACTAAGAATTACCACTCTTATAATTAGGGTGGTTTCTTTATAGTGGATGTAGTTACCCTAAAAAAAAAAACAACCAGTATAGATATAAAACATAACAAGGAACCAATTAGTGATCAGTAACCCTGTCACCACTGCTACACACTCTCAACTACAAGCCACGTAACACTAATTACCGTGTATTGCATCACAATGTCAATATTAAGTCCTCAGACGGCTCTTGGAAGCTAGTGTGTATATCAAGATATTGACGAAGGAAATATCTATACCCGACCTTACGAAATGTTTGATGATTGTTGGGAAGTTTTGAAATAACGGCTACATAGAGACGGTAAACGACCCTGTTGACAACTTGAACCAGTTAGTTTCTTCCGTACCAGATTTCCTAAAATAAATTACCCAACAACTATTTACAAACACTACCTATTACCTTATTATTCTCTTCAGAAGTTAAGTAATCACTTAGTATTTTGGAGAGGATTTTATTATAACTAAATTTTCATATAATGATTTTTCTAAAAGTTACGCAAAAATCTAAAGAATCGGGGTAAGTCACTGCCTTGACTACAACCTATTTATTATCTAACCGTCTCTTGGAACGTTTCAAGAGATGTGTAATGTCACTGAATCCTAAGAAATACGAATGATAGTAGGTTATATTTATGATAATCAATGTAATTTGGGGTCCTACCTCTTATCAGAGAAGATTTACTTAAAAACTATTGACAAATACTACACAGTAGCTATAATGAGTGTAAGAACTTAATAAAAAAAAAGGAGAAATACTATGAATAAACTAAAAAGCCTGTGTATTCTTACAGCTATTACATTGATGGTAGGATGTACTGCACCATTGGGTTATGTACAGTTTTCTGTTGCGTGTAAAGACCAAGTAGGTAAATTAGGTAACGATTGTAAAATAGTTGTACCTGATAACAGTCAAGTTACTATTGATGGAGATAATATCAAAGTTAATTACACTAAAGAAGAAAGTAACACTGTTTGGTAACAAACAATCAGGTATAAAATTAAGGAATGTTTTATGGATATTAAACTCATGAATGCAGTTATTTCTGATAACAATAATAATAATAATAATAAATATTACACAGAGTGTGATAATAAAGAGTGTGGACATTACTATAAATTAGGTTATGTAGGAGAGTTGTGTGAGTTATGCCTGTGCGGTAAAATGCAACTTATGGAAGAAACTGAAAAAGAAGAATAACTGAAATGGAAAGTAAATTAATTTTAATTAATATAAAATTTTGGTAATAAACGTTAATAATATTTTATATTATAAATAGGAGTGGAGAATGATTATATATAACACATACCAAGAAGCAAAGATAGCTAATCCAAATAGTAGAATTTTAACAACTGACCATGATTGGCGTGGTAGTAGTAAAATAGTTGGTAAATTCACTATCTATGATATTGGAATGCCTATAATTAGCAGCCGCTCATGGAAGTTTTGTCACCCTGCTGATTACTGCATGACTTTAGAGAAGTTTCTGGCTGATGGGTGTAAATTGGTTGATGGGGATATTTTTATTAATCAGTATGAAGAAGTTGTTAAGGTTGGCAGGCAGTATCAGATGGTGCCCTTGGAGCCTAAAGAGGCAAATACCTCACATCCTAATGATAATAAATGTTACATACTACGCGCCAAAGCTCTACAACAAATAGAAACACCAGAAGAGAAAGAAGCTTTTGACGCTATGACTAAAAATAATGAAACGGTGGAATTGACAAAAGAAGACTCTCCACAAGGTGTTATATCTAGAATAGGTAATCGACTATATAATAAAGGTTGTGGATATCAAGGTTCCGAATTAGGTGAAGAGTTGATAGGTATGGCTTGTGAAATGTGGAAAATTCTGAACTTAATTTCAAATGAGTCTATAACAAGTAATAGCCGACCTCTAGACGAATTGGATGCGTTAATGTCGCCAGAGTCTTTAGCTCAAGCCAAACACAGAGCAAAAGGGTTGGTCGGAAAATCTGAATACATCAAAGGAAAGTATGTAAAGGTGACTGAATCAATCTTTGAACTAGAGGATGAATTTAAACGTGGTGAATTATATTGCGGTCACGACGGAAGTTACGTTTCAATATCAGTTGATAATTACTTGGCTGATTGCTACTCACAAGGAAAGGTATACCGAAAGGTAATTATTGAATTAACAGATCGTGAATTGTTTATTCACCGATGTAAAGAAATTTGGGGTAGTGATGTTATCCCCCGATCATTAACAGTCATTTTTGGTAAGATTTATGATGAATTAATACAAGATTGAATAATAGGTTTAACATAAGAAATCAACAAATCGTACGAAAAGATGAAGGCAGGAAAGACTGAATTTTATTCATCCGAATCTGCTAAACAAATGATGATGATGTTAAGGAAAAAGCGTACAAAAGATAAAAGAAAATTATAAAGTGATTATATTACTATACATATCACAGCTAAACATTTAGCAGTTGCAATGTTATTTTTAATAAGGTATTGTTTGATTTCACTGAAATAATGGTATATAATAGTATTATATGGTAGATTTTAGTGAGGTTTTATGACTTTAAGAGAGTATGCTGAAAAATTAGGAATCCAATACAGAACTGCTTGGAATCATTTTAAACGAGGTAAGATTAAAGGAGCATACAATCACCCCACAGGGATGTAAATGCTTCCAAGAATATCTTAAAACAAGGTTTTAAGAATATGTCTGGTGAGTCGCTAGACTACAAACGTGGAGATTTTATTAAACCCTTTAACTACGTTAAAGAGCTAGATAATTTCATTGAAACGTTGACAATACTATAGAATTGATGACTATAATTAAAGATACTAGTACATATCATCGATTTTACACAGACTAATAAGAGTTTGACTTGAATGTACAGAAGTGTTTTAGAATTTAATACAGAACATTTCGAGGTAGAGATACTTCAATTATATTAACAATTAGGAGGAAAGTTTTATATGGTAGGTTTCACTAAGAAAGCTAATAGCGGTAATTTAACTGGTGACAATTCAGGCTATGATGCTGAGGCATGGAATGATTGGAATGCTTATTTACATGAGTGTCATCCAGCAAAGAAATCCGAAACTAAAGGTACTAAAGACATCAAGACAAAAGTTCTTGCAGGTGTAGTGAATTTTGTAATGGATCTTGGTACACCACCTGCTCCCGATAATGAGTGGAAAGTTAAAGATGATTGGGTTGCACCTGATGAAGGGGAAGAATATTCTGATTATGAAATTGAGTTTATGAAGGAGAATAAAGGAACCGATTTCATCTGGACTAAAGATTGGAATGAAAACGATAAAAAATGGGTTACTGTTCGTAAACAAACCTCTCCTGCTCAATCTTCTCAAGAATATGGGGTGTGTGTAGATTTTCCCGCTTGGTTGGTGGATTACTCTAAACATCCTAACGCTCCAGAAGGTGCAGAAGAAAATTTACGTCCAATGCGTATTAGTCTGAATGGAAAGTTTCGTGGAGAGGTTCAACGACCTATTACTTTCGAAACAAATTGGAAAACTGGAGAAGTTTCAGATAAAAACCTAATCCGTAAAATTTGTATTGCTACTGATCGTGATAAAGTACTACAAGATTCTGGTTGGGATATAGGTACTATAACTCAAGCTGTGTGTAATTTCAAAGTCACTTCTAATTTAAATGATACAGGCGATGCTGTTTTCTATACAACAAGGGCATCTTCTCCTTCTAAGATCGAAGATATGTACAACCCTATGGATGAAGAACAATTGATTGCCTCAGCAGAAGACCAAATTTGTAAAGTACTTAAAGATAAACATCTTGTCCCGTTTACTGGTGTTCTTCTTGATATGGATATGGAAGATTATACTGATGAGTTATTAGAAATGGTACACTCTACAGGTAATGCCAATGCTTTCATTAAACGTGCAGAGTTATCATCTTCAGTATTAATTGAAGGCACTTCTAAGGCAGGTAAGGAATACTCTTTTGAGAAGGGTGTTGATTATTCTACTACAAACTTCGCTAAAGCTTACGAAAAGTGGAAAGCTAAGAAAGATAAAGAACAGTCAACAGAAGATTCAAAGGAATCTAAACCTAAATCTAAACAAGGAGATAAAACTGTTGATAAAACTCCTGAGAAGATAAACGTAAGCAAACCACTACCTGTAAAAGAATCGGAACCAGAACCAGATTTTGATGACGATATTCCATTCTAGGCCGGAATTTTTGATTTTTGTCAAGACGATTACGAATGAAATCTCTGAAAGCCCCGCATTGCGGGGCTTTTTTATGGTTTTTCCTAAAGTTAAGGTTGTCATATGCATATAAGTGTACTACTTTAGTTTTGTGTGGGTATGAAGATTGAGATAAAGAAGTTTATGAGCGGTGAGCGTTATGTCTTTTTACTAGATGATGACGACATGCCTGATTTTTGGGTAACGCACTTTGTCACTAATAAACTCAGGAAGAATTTAACAACATCTTCAATTCAACAGTATTATCAGTCACAGCAGGGCAAAAGAAATCTTTCTGTTTTTGGACGAGCGTTAATATATCATTACTCAGGTGTACTTCCTTTCTTTTTGTCTTTCAATTTTTATCCCTTTCGTTTGACTTACGTAAAATATACATATAACATTACCATATGTCATAGAAGGGATCAGGATGAATTTTTATGACTGGGGAGAAGAATACGGAACTGAATTATATGATGATTGGTGCTAATCTGACTACGAAAGAGTAGTTGACTTTATTTATATGGAGACCTTTACGGGGTGATAGTTGCAATAAGGAACAAACTATCAAAAAAAAATGGGAGGAAATGGGCAATGAATAACTTACGAATCAAAAAAGGCGATAAGGTTAAAACACCTCACGGAACTGGGGAAGTTAAGTATATATATTACAGCCAATCAAGCGGTAAACCATGGAGTGCTCAGGTATTAACCCACTCGGGAATTTATAGAGTTTGGTTTAGCGAAATGGAGAAGGTATCATGAATCACACAAAGTACGACAAAGAAGACTTTACACCGATCTGTGAGTACAAAGAAATTAAGTTAGAAAAGGACTTTGTTGAATCAGCTTGGCTGGTGTTTTTTGGTGTTGTCACTGTTGGACTTTCTATTGGTCACTTATTTTATCTATGGTGGGTATCATGAGCAAGCCACACATAAAAAGAGTTTTTATACGCTGTGTTGCGGAGAACCCTCTTGGGTTTGGGTTTTATGGCATGCAAAAGACTCTTACAAATCTAGTGATAGTCATCCGGTCTGGTCTGGTGATTTGGGTAAACTAAAAGAGTTTTATTTTAGTTATGGGGGTTGGATGAAAGTGTATATAGCTGGTCCTATGACTAGGTATAAGGATTTAAATAAGCCTGTATTTATTGAGGCGTCTATATCACTAATGGATATGGGTTATGTAGTGTTAAACCCTGCCATTTTACCAGAGGGTTTAATAAAAGGTGAATATATGGATATCTGTTTTGCAATGCTAAGATCGGCGAATGCAATATATTTATTTGAGGTTTACGAAAATTCAAAGGTACATTAACTTAGTTAGTTTATGCTGAAAAATTAGAGATGGAGATTTGGAAGAATGACGACAACCCGAAATGTTTTACCACAAAGAAAGTTAAAGCAAGAAAAGACCATAAATGCTGCGAATGTATGAGGTTATAAGTAAAGGCGATTATTATCAATATAGCTCTGGTGTCTGTAATCAGCCTGATAACTTTAAACAGTGCTTGAACTGCCATGAAATAATGGTTGCAGCTCAATCAATTTGCGGCATTTATAGTGAAAATCCTAGTTTTGAATATCTAAGAGAGTGGGTCATGGATCATCAATATAGAGGGTTTACTGGAAGAGATTTTTTAATCGGCATGGCAAATAATATGAATGTGTCAGCCGCATCGTTAAACAAACCTATAAAAATAAAAGAGGAGGTTATTAAACAATGAGTAACAAATATCAACGCGAAATTAAGAAGGGTGTTTTTGTTGATGTGTACGATGTACTAAAGGTTTTTGATGTTACGTGCCCAGCAATGGCTCACGCAATAAAAAGTGTTTAACTCACGGCCAGAGAGGCTACAAAGACAGTATACAAGACAAGAAAGAGGCGATAGCATCAATAAGTCGTTCTACAGAAATGGAGACTGAAAACAATGAATTTAATTGACTTGCAAAATAAAATCCACCAACAAAACCGCGAAATGGGATGGTGGGATAATCCGATAAGTTTCAGTAAAATAACTAATCTGGGAATATCTGAAAACTCAGAGGCGATGGAGGGAGATAGGAAAGGTCTCATGGATGATCACTTAAAACAATACGAAATGCGAGTTGTTGAGCTTGGGGACATGTGCATAAGATCTTTTGATTACCTAGGTAGCGAAGGGAATACCGAATTCCCATCTATAGAAAAGGTATCGAAACACTATAGAGTAGGCGATTTTGATTTCAATCTTGCTCTAGCAACAAGAATGCTAACACAAGCGTGGTACTGGTTTGAAATAGAAAAAAATAATGCGTTCACTAACAAGTGCATCAAAGAGGCTATATTGATTGGCTGGCGCATGATCCAAGACTTAAATCAAGACCCATTGAAAGTAATCCTAGAAAAAGTAGAATACAATAAGCACCGGGCTGACCATAAGCGAGAAAATCGAAGTAAAGCTGGCGGTAAAAAGTATTAATCAACCAAAACGTCCTTAGTGGCGGTTTGATTAATGAGGTGGATATGAGATCAACCAAAAACTTTAGCGATAATGAGTGGCGTTGTAAGTGCGGGTGCAACCAACCACACAAGATGAAGATGTCGAGATACTTAAGAATTTCTCTTTTAGTGATATTCTTAATTATTTTGGGAGGATGGTCTTCTTGAGTTGGTAGACAATGAATTTATCGTTAGGTGTATGGAGAATAACAACTATAAGCTTTTAGATCTAGATGAGTTAAAAAAAAAAAAGCCCCGTAAGAGGTCGGGGCTAAGGAAGTATAAAACAAAGGAAGTATCTAAATATTACAACGACCTTAACTATGAGTTAAGGTCGTTTACTTAAATTACGCCAGTGGTTAACTCTGATTCATCATAAACCCACTCATCCCTAGGAGTTGTTGGTAGGTTTGATTCATCGGTTATTAAATATCTTGTACCTTCAGGGAGGAATGTTCTAGCTACCTTTACTAGCTCGCCCTCCCTTACAGACCTTACCACTACAACGTTAGGCACTCTTTCGCCGTACTGGTTAATATATGAATGGTTAGCTATTAAAACGTCCATTAATTATCTCACTTTAATTCTTACAAAAAATTGTTCAGGTTCATAAGCGACACCTGCAAAATCAGTAATTCTAAATGTTACAGAGGTGGTAGTTTTAGCACTCGCGTTTGGTTGGATACAGACACGAGCAGAAAGAACTATACCAGCTTCAAAATAGTAATCCGTATCGGGCAATGTATTAAAAGAAACGGTATATACACCAGTGCCACCATTAGTTACGCCAGTAAAACCCAAACTTTGAATAAATGTATTTGTTATACCATTAATTAAGGCATCCGCATACACCTTAGGCTGGTTTTTATCTCTACCTTCATCTGGACTCAACTCAGGTACAATTCCAACACTATTAGTTACAAAAAAATAAAGAACCTTAGTTATGCCAAGCTCGGTAAGTATCGCATTATTAATTTGCACTTTTAAGGTTGTCGTGTCGGGTTTGGTCACTACAACACCAGTACCATTATGTTTGACAAAGTGTTGAGATCCATCCTGCCCTACTACATATACAGGAACTTCTTCGACATCAACTAAAGCTAGTTGCTCATCCGTGTAGGTAAATAATTTATAAATACCTTCCGAAAAAATAAGTCCGTCATCGTCGAGTGATATTGTGTTACTTGCGGCACTAGAAAAGTTATTTAGTGTAAACTCATCATCCGCACCGTAAACCGTACCACCTGATCCGCTGGTCGCTGGTTTACCTGCTAAACTGGGTAGTGGAGTTAAATGATCGATTGTAAAAAAGCCATTCCATTGGTTATTCCTAGGTACTACCGTAACTTTAGTAGGGTCAATTGTAAAATCAATTTCCCAATAAGTACCATCATCACTTGTAGGGTCTACAGCACCCCCTAAGTTAAAACCTGATTGCTGTACTGCCTTGTACCTAATACCGTCACTACCTACTACAGAAGTATGTTGACTATAATCCGCATTTGCAGACCATCTAGAATTTGCTATCCCTGCTGCTAAAATTTCTCTATTCTGTTTATAATCGATACCACTTTGTCTTACTAAATAATCGTCAGCAGTATTAGATAAAGTTGTTAGGTTTAATGTCCCTAAATTATCTGCCATTATTGTTTCCTCACTATATATTTCCACCCAGAAGGTGCTGTAGCTTGTAATACTGGGAATGTTGCACCGTAGTGTGTAATCAACTCTGTAGCTTCAGTATCTATCAATCCCCCATCTATCCACTCTAATGCATTAGATGGGATAGGTTCACTATCTAGTAATAATTCAGGTGTAAAAGGGTTACATCTTGAATGTTGAGTAATACTTTTTAAAATCCCATTAACTTGTTGTGCAGATGCAGTTGCAAGGTTAACCCAACCTTTCTCTGATTCATTCGGAAAAATTTTTCTGACCTGTGGTATTCCTGTTTTTGGATCATTCTGGCTGATCCTAGCCCATACTTCTAATACTTCTATTGCCATCAGTTGTACATATCCTCACTATCTTCTTCTATTTCCCATAACCAAGGTCTAAGATTTTCAGGAACATATCCCTCATTATAAGGAGCAATTACTTTAAATTTTTCTAGGTTACCAAATTGATCCTCTGTTTCAAAATCTTCATAGTTAATACCATCCTTTGTAACTTGGAAACCAGATCCTTCTTCATAATAGAAAGAATTTTGCTCCTCTTTTATACTAGGTTGATAATATTCATCCGAAGTTTTTAAAACCCTTAAATCAGAAAAATTAATACCATCAAATGTTACTTGAAAGTTATCGTAATTTATCCCATCTTTTGTAACTTGAAAATTATCCCCTGTAGATTGTTCCTTCTCATAAGCAAAATATAAAGCATTATCATTAAAATCACTCATTAATTTTAAATTAACCCCAGCAGGTTTTATCTTCTCAACAAGGTCATATAATTTTTTACCAATCCTAGTTTGAGAATTTACTATAAGGATTGCGTAAGCTTTGTTTTGATCTCTATACATCACACTGGGGTTTTCTAGTACAACACTTGATACAAAACCTTTTACAAGTTGTATAACCTTATTAGGGGTACCGTCAGAGTTACTAGATACGATCTTTCTTCTTAACTCTATTCTATAATCTTCATCTGATGCAAAGTTTCTAGGAACATTAAGCAATTGTCCTATATAATCTAACCAAACACCTTCAGATAAATCTATACTTTTTTTATCAGCTAATACTAATAAAGAGTTTTCAATGTTTTGATACCTTTCTAAGAATATAGATACAAACTTTTTTAAATCTTCTTTATCTAACCTTGAAGTAAACTTATCTAAACCTTCTTCAATATGGTTTATATTTTCTATACTCATACATACTCTCTTATGTATTTATTATTTCTATAGAATCTGTAGAAAATAAAAGATCTTGGACTACACTAATAGGTATTTTTGTAGTTTGGTAGGTGGGAGTTTCTATTAAAGAGTCAGTAATTGCTATTTCAATACTATTAATAAATACCCCTTCAACAGTGTAGCAAGCTCCCATGAATTTATTGGGTACAAAATCTTCCCCAGAGTACATACTATCACCTTTAGTAATTATAGCAGCTTTAAGTGCTTCTTCTCCGTCAGCAGGAAAATCTTCTTCATCATTTATGGTGTAATCAACTTTCACCCAAGCTATTTTAGAACTTTTACGACTGAAACTCGCTGATTGAGGATCTCCATTAATATCATCAAACAATATGGTTATATCTCCATGTGTTGAAATTCCTGCAGGTTGAATGTTGAAAAGTTTTTCACCAATATCTTGTTCTACACCACCTACTACAAAAGTTTCAAAACTCCTTGGAGGAATTCCATTACCATCTACAAAATCAGTCTTATTATCTATAATTAATACATTACTAACACCATCAAGGTTTGTCAATGCTGCTTGCATTGCTGGAATTGTAGCTACACCTTCTTCATCTGTGAGATTCAGTAACCTAGCTCTAAGTTCTGGGTCAGTTTCTAGAAATCTTCCAGATATGAAATCTTTAGGATTAGTCACTGAGATAATATTTAAAGAGTTAACTACAAGTTCTGTCACACTATTAGCTGGGTATGTTGCAGCACCAAATGTTACTGCTTCTGCATTTACAATATTACCAATACTTACAATATTTACCGAAGTACTCACGCTAATAGTTAGTGAGTTAGCTACTGAAATATTTTCTATTACTATGTTGTTACCTGAAGCAGAATATGTAAATATAGAACTTCCTGCATCTAGAGCTGATGATAATCCAGTTATTATTGAAGATTCTGTTGCTCCAACTCCAGTTGTATAAGAGTAAGATACTCCGTCAACAATAATAAGATACTCAGTATTATCTAATATAGTTTCTATAGAAAAATCACAAGAATAACAATTTGCCCTATTAATTGTTACAGGTTCGGTAGTAAGTACCACTCTCCCTGTTACATCCTTGAATGGAGTTTCTGAAGGTATTAAAGTACCCTGAATACCTTTTATATTAAGGTTTCCGTAACTACCTAATGCGCGTAATCTTCGAGTATTTTTATGTTCTGCTATATAATCTAGATAAATACCTTCAGCAGTGGATAGATTTTGAGTTGTAGTTATTGCCTGACCTAAGTCTTGTATTTTCTTCTCTTGTAAAGCAAGTATGTTAAAAAATTGTCCTGCAAAGGAATCTGGTGTTGTTGGGAAATTTTCTCCAATCTCAGATTTAGCTTTAATTATTAACTCTTCAACAATAGTTTCTACGCTTTGAGACTCCCAACCTTGCGGAGTTATATTACTCATACCTACACCTCTACAATATATGGTGGAAAAATAATTTCTTCATCTTCATCTGTTTTTATAACAGGGAACCAGTATAATTCTCTAGTTTCTGGTTTATACTCATAAGTTGAAGAAAAATCTTTTACAAAACTTATAGTTTGTGTAAATTCATCTAAAGATTTAACAATATATTGTGCTGTAATATCTGCATTATCAAGGAAATATTGAACATCTGTTGATTGAATATTATTATTATCTTTAAGGTATGGAAGTCCGAAGTTTTTATAATTAAAAAATTCACCTAGGTTAATAGACCAACCTAAAAGTAATCTTTGTTTCTTTTCTTCTATACCTGTCACTATTTGTAAACCCTCTGATAAATCTAAATCTCCATCAGGGGTTAGTTTAAAATCTGCCATCTATACCTCTAAAATGCGGTAACTTCTCCATTATGGTCATGCCCATCTATAGATTTACCATTTATTGTAAAGGAACCTAAATGAATTATATCACCTGTAATATTCATATCAACTTCAAATGTTGCAGGAGCACTTAAACCTGCCAAACCTGCATAAGTAGATGCGAAAATACCGGACTCATGGTACGACATACCTTTAACTCTAAGTTCACCTGTAATTTCCATATCGGTATCTACTGTATGTTTTGAAGATTTCAAATAAGATTCTCCAGAAGTAGTTATATCTATCTTTCCTTCAGGAGTTATAGTTATTTTAGTTTCTGGACCTTGAATAATTAAATTTTTACTAGAAGGGTTTGCATTATTCTTATAAGTACCACCTACAAGCTCTACCCAACAATCATCAAGTTCCGCTAAATCACTAACACTTACAGTAACATTACCACCATTTCCTTCTAAATACTGTCCTATACTTTTATTAGCCCAACATAACCTTACTGGGTCTCCTATAGATACAGGTTGTTGTATACTAAATCCACCACTATTTAAAAGAGATACAAACTTCTTCTTTAAAACTATACCTTCTTGGACTAAATTGTTTCTTGGTACATAAAGGTCGTCTATAGAAATTTTAACATCTACACATTGTAAATTTTCGTAATTATCTATACCTACTATTGTAGCTGGGAGACTTCTATATTCTCTTGGGTTTGGAACTAATTGTTTATCATAAACTGGCTGTGAAATAGGTGTGGAGATAAAATTGTAAATTATTGTATCTTTACTCATTTAACTATCCTTATATACCTTTATACGTTAATTATATCATTTTCTATAGGTTACATGCAAAAATAAAGCCCTGTTTCGGGCTTTATATAGGTACGGATCTGGCTTGTATGACTACATCCCAACCACCACTAGTTTCTAGGATTAACCTACGACCTTCTACTACATAAGTTCCTCTGAAAGTCTTAGTGTATTCAGAATTCGGTATAGTAATAAATTGTCCTATCTCTACTGGTAAGAAAAGAGTATTTACTTGTATTGTTTTTAAAGTATTATTTTTTTCATCTTGAGATTGACCTGCATTTTCTTTAATCTCAGTAATATTTTTTATACTGTCAGCAGGTATAGTGAAATTAGTTTTATTAAACTTTTCAAGATCACTTTGTTTCCATCTATAAGGTATAATTGCAACTTTACCATTTACAACTGAATATTGTAGGTTGTACTTTACCATTTGTCTATCAAAATTAGTTACAAGGTCCCCAGTGTAACCTCTCCCACCTGTCCTGTAATAATTACTTTCATTTTCAAGACCATAAGTTCCTATTGCCAATCCTGAGAATCTACCTGCCATATCTATGATAACATCTTTAGCAGACATACTTTCATCATAAATAGTGTTTACCATAGTATCTTTTATAGCTGTACCAGCAGCAGAAAGTGTTATTCTATAACTTATGTCAGGTGGATAAGAGTCAGTCTCTACTCTAACAACATCTCCAGTATAACATAATACCACTTTACCTTGAAAGCCTGCTTCAACTATAAACACGCAATGTGGGTGGTTAATAAGTTTTAATTCTTCTTCTGAAAGATTATAAAGGGTTATAGTAGTATCTTCACTATCAGACCCTTTACTTGTAGCCATTTGGTTAGATTCGAATTCCATTTGAAAACCACGTGGGTTATCAAGATTATGTTTAATTAGAGCATTAGAAGGTATTAACCTTTGAGTATCTGTAGTAGGGTTATAACCTACAGAAGCTATAGATGAGGGCACGGTATAAGCTAACCTTTCACGAGTACCAAATGTTATTCGGTAACTTATCCCCCAACTTTCCGTCCAAGGTATATTAATCATAATAACCTCTCTAAACTTAAATCTTCCATCTCCTGTTTGGTTGAATAGGTAAGAATAAAACGTTTACCAGTTCCTATTTCGTTATATTCCGGTATTTTATAATCTTTAAAACTTCCAAGTTCAGTATCAAATAAAGCTAAAAACCCTGTTGGCAGTTTATCATCATAACAATGTCTTAAAATGTTCTGGAATGGCATTATTTTAACTTCACCATAGAGTTTAGAACCTATATTATCCTCAGACTCTCTATCAAATGTTACAGGATCGTATATAGAAAAATACCAACCATCCCTTGAATTGAATCTTAAACGAAAAAGGTATTGATTCCCTTCTATGTTGAAATTAAATAATTGGTCAAGATTAAAATTATCTACGTCGAAATTTAAAAACTGCATAGTTAATCCTCAAAGAGTGCTGTAACATTAAAATCATCATTACCAGTTAAAAAGGCTGCTGAAGATTGTAGTATAGTACTTTTTTGTTCCTCTTTTGCAGAAGTTTTAGTACCATCTTTTTCTGAACTATCTTGACTAGCAGCTCCTTCTAGTTTTGCCTGATCACTTGGTGATATTTTAATTGTAGTAACTTCAGCAGAATCTGATACAAATACTTGCTCAAAAGTAATATTTACATCAATAGAGTCTGTATAATCTCCTATACTTACATTAACATTTTGAATAACACAGTTTTTGTAATCTTGAAGAAGAGAATTGAACTCTGTAGCTAAATATAGAGTAAACTTGTGTCTACCTCTTCTAGCTTTTTGTATCTCTTGTTGGAACTGGACAGGATTTAAATTATCTTCTTGTATCCTAGATTTACTATAAGTTACTCTACCTTCCATAGAGATTATGGCGTTACCTTCTACAGAGGTGTGAGATATAGCTTGTCCTGCACTGTTACTAGATTGGCTTACAGAGGAGGGTAAATCTATATTTACCCTTTTAACCATATCCATCATAACTTTAGTGCTTCCATCTTGTGATAAAAAGTAAGCAAAACTCATCGATTAGTCCTCGTACCATAACCAGCTTGTAATCTTAATGCATTTTTAGCTGCTTCTGATTGCATTATTTGCCTACCTACAGAATTTCCATCCATAACCACATCTCCTTGAAGTACAAATACAGGTTGTTTATTTGTATCAGGTTTATTAAAAGCTTCGTGACTATAAGGTAATACACTTTTAGTTGAACCAACAACACTAGTATCCATAGGTATACTTAAAACTTCACCAACCTTTTTAAGAACCTTATCCAAACTATCAATCCATTTTTGGAAAGGGTCTTTAATATCATCTATATTCATACCTATTAAAGTTTTCTTACCTGAAGGGCTGAAGAATTCAGCAATCTCTTCTAATATTCCAAGTCCTAAATAAAAAGGTAGAAACATTCTTTTAGCTAAAGAGGCTACTGATAACATTACCTTTTTAAGACCTCCAAAATGTTTAATAATTCTTCCAAGAATAGGAGAAAATTTCACTAAGGGTACTAAAGCTAATGCTATCCAATCTCCAAAAGTATCCATTGCATCATTAACAATCTTGAGTATGCTTCCAAAAGCACTAAATATTGGTGAAATAACATCCTCAATAAGCCATGCAAGTCCCTTGAAAACTTTACCCATTATTTTACCAAATTCAGTAAATAAAACTTCGTTCTCTCTAATTGTATCTGCTACAGAATTAAATAATATAGATAAGCCTTCTGCCCAACCTGAATCGAATATTGTTTTAGCTGCATCTCTAGTAGCAAACATCATACGTTGCATTGCTATTCTATTAGATTGTAGTGCTTTATCTAAACCTCCATTACTTCTTGCAGCTTTTTGCATATTCTTAGCAAATACTGGTAGTACTTTAGCAGATATTAAACCACCTGCTTGTTGAAGGTCCATCATTTCTTTTACAGTACCATTAACAGTTAATCCAGCTTCTCCTGCAGATTTTGCCATAATCTGTATAGCATTTGGTAGAACTTCTCCCATCTGTAATTTTAATTCTTCTGCACTAACAACACCTTTAGACATCATTTGTTGTAATGCGTTAATAGCTCTACTAGAGGCTTCACTTGATAAACCTAAAAGCGTTGACATTTCTGATACCCCTTTAAAAGCTTCTTTAGTATCTTCTAAAGACATATCCCCTCTAGCTGAGACCATTTTTGCAAAATTTTTAGAGGAATCTCTTAAATCTAAACCTAAACGGTAAGCTTGTTCTCTAACAAATTCTAAATTTTCTCCTGCTTGTTCTGCATCCTTTGATACTGCCAACATAGTATTACTAACAGACTCTAAATCTTGTCCAGTTTGTGTAATGAAAACACCACCTGCAGCTAAAGCAAAAGCACTTACCATATTACCAGCAAATTCTTTACTAGAGGATTCCATACGACTCATAAGAAAAGATTTCTTCTTAGCTAAACGTAAGCTTGCTCTTTCTTGCGCAACAATACTACGAACTTCTTTGGCAGTCTTAGCTGCTGCTA